TTACTTGTCCGGCTCAAAAATCTCAAAAGAAAATCTTGTCCCATATAACTAATAGTTATAAACATAGTTGTGATTATTGCTATGGTAATATCCTTTGAGGACAGCCACAAAAATCCCCATAGGTACTGGGTCACTTCTGTGGGTGCGTGAGCAAGGGTGTTTGAAATCGCATCGCTTGCAATAAGTATTACCACTGAGTTACTTATAAATGTTAGCCCAATAGTCCACTTGTCCTTTTTCCAGAAATAACTTAGTGAGTAAATCACGTTAGCCTTTTGGGCGGTTTCCAAAAATGATTTGTTTTTTACAAACAGTTGTATCGCCATCCCGATCAGGGAGCCGAAAATTAATTTACAGTAAAGAAGAAATAATTCCATATAGATTTGTTTTTAAATTGTCCAATAATATCCTTGATCTGTTTGTTGTAAACTCACCTGAGTATCATTACCCGCAAAAGCCGGTGCTGTAACCAGTACGTTTGTCTCCGGTACCCGAACTATAAAAGCCAACCTTCCCAATACAACATGAGATGCATCCTGCTTAATAGGTTTTCCAAATACCATACTCTCAATTCTAGTGTGCTGAATAAATGGCTTCGCAAAACCCAACGTCTTATACTTAGGATCTCGTAAAATGTATGCCACTGCTCCTAATAACTTTTGAAGCCTGTTGGATGCCAACTCATCTCCCAAACTGTCCTGAGTGCTCTTAGCCTTGTAATAAGCATCAATAAAATACCGGGTATTCCCATCTGTCTGGCCTAAGTGCATGTTGTCATAATCAGCACGTTCCATGATCACATTTATCGATGGCAACTCAGCCTGATTGAATTGAATGTCACGCTCCTTCCAAACCTTCATATCAAACTCTGTCCGGTAGTAACTCAAAACTTGATTCTGCAACTCCTCTGTCAAAATCTCTCCTATACGGTTATGAACCAATTCAAAATTCTGTGTCGGTATAGATAAATTTATTAAAGCCATTTTGTTATTGATCAGGAAAACTCAGTAAAATCTCCTAAAATACATGTGATCAATCCTATCGTTTCATCAGGAAACCACTGCTCTATTCGGTAAGTAACCTCAGATCCAGTGCTGTCTTTAACCATTACCAAATGACCCGATAAATTAACCTCGTTCTCTGAATCTCTAACAGGGTAGCCAGCATCAACCAAAAACTTCTCAGATACTGAAATGTGAGCGTTCTTGGTGTTTACCAATTTCTGCAACTGTGGCTCAACCCCAAAGTGATGTTTCGTATGAAGTCCATTAACCACAACCACATATCCACCAGGACTTGTTAGCGTAAGTTCTGCTGCCCATCCACCATCTATATCCGATGTAATATCCTCAATGTCCTCCTTTGATAACTCTAATAATCCCATAAAAGTGTTTTTAAAAAAATGCCCCTTTAGATTACCAGTCCAAAGGGGCGACCCAAATCAAAATTACTACTCTAAACCTATTCCCCTGAACTTAAATCCTCATACAGTTTAAACAAAGATTCTGTAGATGCGTTTTTCTTGAATTCTACTCCCGCCTCAGTCAAAGCATCCATAATCTCTTTCCTGGTTTTGATATCTGATTCGTCAGATAATTCATCCTTGTCAACATCTTCGTCAACCGGTGCCGGTGTAACTACATGTTCGTCAACATCCGAATCAACCGGAACAATATAACCTCCCTTTACAAGATTCTCCACAGGAGCATTTAACTTGCTCTGAGTTACTATATCATGTAGCCTGTGGATTTTATTGCTTCCACGGCCACTGACTGAAAGGGTTATTACTTTATATTTCGCTTCCATTAGGCTACCGCTTGCATGGTGTAAATTGTATCAATTGCTACAGGAATCGGAACTCCTGCTGATTCAACGTGAAACTCTCTCGTTCTACGCTTCTCATCTGTGTACTCAGATAAGATAAACTTACCTGTTCTTGGTGCTTCGCCAGGATTCAACAACTGTGGCACTGCTCCATAAACAGTCTTAAACATCGGCTCCGAAGGAAGCATGATTGCAATCTTTGGATTAATGTATGGCTGCATTACTCCTGACGCATCCTCATAAAAATCAGGATAACTATAAATATCAACCTGATATGGTCCGGCTGTTAGCGTTCCGTGATACACTCCACCACTTGAATTCTTAATTGGTGCTGCAATACTATCCAACTTCATGTTGAATAAATTCTGACGAGCTAAAAAAGTGGTGTTTGCATACATGTCTGTAATGGCTGAGCTACCCAAGATAGCAGTAAAACGGTGCCCCATTAACTTACCATTCTTTCTCAACCAATCTCCACCTGCGTGAAACTGAGCAAACAAATTGTTGTTAGATACCCAATATCCACCAGCACTTGTAAGGTCAACTTTAGAACTTGCTTTACGTAAGAAGTCAATTTGACCAACTCCCTGAGTGAAGGTAACAATACCTGTCTCAAGAATCTGAGAACGGTAGATATTGTACGTGCGCTCAATCTTGTACTGCAACTCCATAGCATGATCTGCCATGTCGTTAATCATACGGCTGAACATGTTTCCGCTAATCTCAGTCTGTCTGAAAGCAGTCTCATACACAGACATATTTGTCTGATCAAAATATTCACGGAAGTAAGGAGGGATAAAAATCTTCTCAGAACTTCTGGTGAATTCGTTACGATTACCATCGCTACCACGAACCACATCAACAGCAATCTTCTCAGTATTGCGCTGAACTTGAATACTTACCTCAAGGGTATCTGTGATGTCAGTCGCTTTGGTCGGGAAGAATGACCCTAAGAAATCCTGTACTACAGTTTTTTCTTTGTACGCTGCAATTAACTTCTTTGTGTAAAGCCCTTTAGCATCTGTGGTTTGAATATTCATCGTATTTTTATTTTAGCTTTTTTACAAATTATGCGTTATCGAAACCAGTCATTTCAACTGAATCAATAACTTTTACGCCTAATCGCTTCAACTGATCTCTCAATTGAATACCTCCAACCGGTGTATCCAGCGTGTCAGGTCCCTGGAAGATCAATCGTGACGAAGAAACATCTCCATCATCGCACAAGAAAACTGAGGCTTCTTCTCCCGCATCAATTAAAGTTGTTCCAATCAGGATACCACATGGGTTCTGACTGCCATCAGTAGCCCACGAACGTAGTGGAATAACTTTTCCGGTTGCGGATATTCTACCCATAACCTGACCTTCTAAATACTGAACAGCATTATAACTACTGTTGTTTAACAGAGCAACCTTAACGCTCCTGCGATTCCAAAGGAATATTTTTGAGGTTTCAGTTGTTACGTGGGCTTGTTGGCCGTTATTAAATACTACGCTTTGGCTACTCATGCTATTTTTTATTTAGAAGTTTTTAAGTCTCTTTATTTTACAAGTCCGATGGTTTTATCAACCTCTGCTTCAAAAGCAGCTAATTTAACCTCAGCATCTGTCTTAGCTACAGCCCCGGTTGGTGATCCGGCTGGAACAATTACATTTCCATTTGCATCCTTCTGGATCTCATCCACTTTGTACTTGCCTATTGCCTGAGCATTAAACTTTGCCATTTGTGAAATGGTCATTTCAGTGCCTTCTTCAATTCCCTTCTGTACCGCTACAGCATCAACACCACGAAAGGCATCCCATGATTCAATGCGAAGTTTTTCTGCTTTCGCTCCGGCAACATGTCCAAGGGCAACAGCTTCTGCATATACAGCAGGATGTTCAGATTTAAATTTGTTAATATCCATAGATGTAATTTTTACAGGTTTTTCTATTGTTTCAATAACTGGAATTTCATTCGTTACTTCATTGAATGCTGCAATGTCTAAGCCCATCGACTGAGCCGCAATCGCGCTGATCTCAGAAGGCTCTAACTTGTTAATCTTTGACACAATACCTAAGTCTTTCATTTGCTTAGCATTTAACCAAACATTAATACGTTGCTCTGGATTAAATAATTCTGTCAACTCATAACCAGAAACTTCCTTGAACTTTACATTGGAGATACGTGACTCCATTTGTTTTCTTAAATCAACATTGATGTCAGCCAAAAGTTTTTTGTTCTCTTCGGTTGAAGAATCTCCGTCCGCACGGTGTACCATAAATCTTGATACTTGCAAGCACTCAACTGAGTTCGCATACAACAATAAGTTCCATGCTCCCGATGCTGCAATGCCATCAACCTTTACGGTTACATTTCCATGCTCCCTCATCTTGGCATAAAGACCTAAAGAAGAAAGAACCTGACCTCCTGGTGAATTAACTCTCATTGTCACTGGTTTGCCCATGTTTTCGTTAAGAACTTTAATAAGCTCTTCGGCTGTCCAATTATACAATCCTTGATATAAGAGTATTTCTTTCCCCATTACGGAAGCGAATATTCACGCTTTATATAACTATAAAAAATTTTAGGACTTAATTATTCCCTATTTGGGATTAATTTCTATCTTTGGGAATGGCCAAACATAATAATCCCAACCGTAAGGACATTAAAATAACAAACGTAAACTCTAAAGTTGTTAGTGATCTTAAAGAGATTGCTGATTCAATGGGAGTTAGCATGTCCTCTTTCATAAAGCCTAAATTGACCGACATTATTGATCAGTACAATTCACAACCTAAAAAGAATTAGGCTTGACTTCCTTGGCCGGGACCTACTTTCTTAGGCTGTACCTCTGGCATCTTTATAGCTAATTTTTTAGCCATCTCAAGTTCTTCCGCAAACTGTTCCATGTTAGAATCTGACTCACCTCCATTTAATGCTTCGGTAGCAGCCTCCACGGTAGTCAAAGGAATGTGTGCTCCGGCAGGACCTAACTTGGCTCTCTCAGCATCAACCTCTTTCTTAGGATCAATATGCGGAACCGGTGTTCCAGCAAATCGTGTGTTGAAGTAAGCTGCACAAATCATTTTATTATCTTCTAGGAGTGCTTCACGAAGCCCCGGTACATCTATTACTCCATTCAATACATCTATAATCAAAAATAATTCATAGATCGGTTGCAAAAACTGAAAAGCAAAATCTGCTCTTCTTACCAATAAAGTATTCTCCCAATCTTTCAATGCTGCTCTGGATGCAGAAAAGTTACTATCGTATTTTGATAGTGCTACCTCCGGTGGTATCTGTGCGGCAGCACAAAATAATTCAATGTTGGTCTGGTAAAATTCCTTGAAGTACATTTCGTTCTTTGACTCCAACGCTTTCAAATGCATTCCTAATCCTAAGTTGTAAGTCTGTTTGTTAGTTGTAGCCTGAACTCGGTTTGCTAATTCATTGCCATAAGTATCTTGTGGAAAATCTTCCTTTGCATCTGCATTGTACGCTCGTGCGGCAGCTTGAGCCATTGGATTAGTCCCGTCACTGAAAGCATCGTGCTCAATTGCGTAAACAATCTTGGCTCTCTCCTCAGCACTAGCAACCATGGCTTCCTTATACCGCTCTAATTTTTTTGTTGACTCAAATACAACGGATAGCAATGGAAGCCCTCTGTGGTTGTCCAACCGATAACGCTTGCCATAAATCATGTAAGCCATTAAAACGCCAGATCGTGCTCCACGGGCAGGTATTCTTTCTGTCTCATAGCTGTAAAAATCACCAGGCTTTCTAACATGATAAGCAACATGCTCCCCTTCCGGTGATAATTCTATACCCTCACAAATAGTATTGCCATTCGCTAATGTTTGTGGCATAGTCTCATCTCCCCACATCGGAGAAACAACATGAACTCCATCGATAACTTGAACTTTTACAATCCCTTTTATAACCCGGAGAATAACAAGCATGTCTCCTCCTACATTGCAATTCTTGTGTGATTCGGATTCTATCTTGTTCAAATTACTCATGTTAGAATAATCCGACATCCTTGATTTTTTATATAACTCAAATCTGCCTTCAACAATATCACAAAATCTCTCCGTGTCCAATTTTATTCCATAACTCTCAAGAATCATTTTAGCTGGCTCACACTGCAATTTTAATCCCTTGCCAATTACCCATGTAGTGTATTTATCCAACACGGTCTGAGCAATTTCACTCTCAAGGTATAACTGCCATGATCTCACACGAAGAGTTTCGTAATTAAGATTGTAATCCTTAGCCGGTCCCATCTCACCAAAGTTCTTCTCTCCATTGTACGACCAACTTCCAAGAACACGATGTACGCCCCTTCCTAATGACGTGTTTCTAGCTGAGATGCTTTCGCCAAATGTTCCGGCCTTAACATGCCTGTTCAATCTTACCTTTTCATCAACGCTTAATTGAGTTATTTCTTTAGAAACCATGTGGGAAATTTTTTGAGTCTACTAACCGAGTTATTCTTCCGTGCTTTCTTCCAATCAATCTGCTTTTCAACTGCTCCATAGCCAATATAGAAGCATTCACCTCCTTGGTGCTCCGGTAAATAGCTTTTATTTGGGTCTGTCCATCATTGAGCCAATATTCATCAAGATGATCCCTTCTTGCTGCTTTGGCTGCTGTGATAATTAACGCTGCTATCAAATCATCAATGGCAACAATTTGGGCTGTTAGAGTCGTACATGACTCGATATAAGCAAACTCTGATTCATAAATCATAATCGAAAGATAGTTATTTTTTGAATTTTGTGGATAACTTACTCAATTGGTATTTCAAAACTGCCCATAAATAGTCTGAAACCCTCCAAATAAGAATCAAAAAAGCCTTTAATATTCTCATGGGGTTGTTATTTCATTAATCTTAGCAGTATCAATATTTACCGAAACTGGTACCATCGCATACACTCCTCCGGCCACTGTGATTGCAGCCTGTGCCTTTACCAACTCAGCATTAATCAATAGAACTAAATTATCCAAACCTATTTTTGTTTGCTCAAAAGCTACTAAGTGCCTCCCCGTGCCACCTAACTCTAACTTCCCATCATTAGTAAGCCAAACATAAAACTGCAATTCTCCATCTGAATCTGTTGAGAAAAGCCGGCTTTCTCCAACCTTTGCCACTCTATTTTTGTTCACGTACCCAATCACAACCGGATTCCCGCGAACTTCGGTGTCTGAATAAATAGCAACCATTCCTTTGATCGGATTAGAATCTAATCCATAAGGACTTGCCTCAATTACATTCCGGTGATCACTCTTGCCGCTCTTAGTTAATTTAACTACAAGGTTTCCAAGATTGTTTAGTGTGCTCGATATGACTTTGGTTAAACTAAGCATTGGGGTAGTGTAGGTTTATTCCAGAAAATATGTACTTCGGATTTTCAAAGGTATAAACTTCCGGCAACACACATTTTAATTTAGCCGTCTTTTGTTTCGCATCTACTTTCAACTGAACTTCTTCAATGAAGAATTCTGTTTTATTAAATAGATA